AAACAATTTTCTTTTGTGCATGGGCAACTACCTTTAAACTTTGTTGATGAAGCTAATCAATATTTTGATGCTAATAAAATAATTCAAAAAGATGATGATGTTCCAAAAGCATTAACAAACATTTTTAAAAATGCAACTCAAACATATTTGTCGTTATATTCTGACCAAATACCTTTATCACTTCAAGGTGACCAGTTAGTGAGTATACCAGTTGACTGTTCTGAAATAAAAATTATGGAACTAAATGAAAAAACATATACTCACCCTATAGATGGTGATACAGATTTTTCTAAAAGAGAAATATTAATTAGCTCTTTATTATTTCTAAAAGCACCATCAAGTGCGAGTGAAAAAAATGTGAACAGTTATGATGGAAAAATATATTTTAATTGGGGTAGTAATACAATGTCTGATGTTCTACTAACTAAACCAAAACAAGATAAGTTAGTTACACCAGTGATTGGCAGATTTGTTGTATTTCCATCTTGGGTGCGTTGGCAGCCAATACCATTTAGTGGAGATGATAATCTTAGAATATTATCTTTAAAATATACTGTTCAATATAGTAAAGGTTAATTATGATTAGAAGAAAGAAAAATATATCATACAAATATAGTGAAGATAATGTTCTATCAGAATTAAAAAAATATATTGACGAAACATATGAGCAACATTATAGTCGTAACAAATTTCAAGCTACAGAGTTTATTATAGACTCTGGGCATGGAGAGGGTTTCTGTATCGGTAACATTATGAAGTATGCACAGCGATATGGAAAAAAAGGTGGAAAGAATAGAAAAGACTTGCTAAAAGTCTTACACTATGGTATAATTGCACTACACATTAATAATATGGAGAATGATAATGAAACTAAGTGAACACACAATATCAGTTTTAAAGAACTTTGCATCAATTAATCAAAACTTGGTAATTAAACAAGGTAAGACTTTAACTACAATGTCTGCAATGAAAAACATTATTGCAAAAGCAGAAGTAGAAGAAGATTTTGCAAAAGAAATTGCAATCTATGATTTAAATGAATTTCTTGCAGCTCTATCTTTATTTAAAAGTCCAATACTAGATTTCCAAGATAATCATGTATTAATTACTGAAGAAAATAATACTAAAAATTCTTTGAAGTATTATTATTCAGACCCATCTGTGGTAACATCACCATCAAAAATGATTACCATGCCTTCAAAAGAAGTAACATTTACAATGAGTAGTAGTGAGTTATCAAAGATTAAAAGAGCAGCTGGTGTAATAGGAGCTCCTGATTTAGTTCTTGAGAAAAATGGTAGTGGAACTTTCTTAACTGCAAAAGATAAGAAAAACGATACTGCAAATAATTACTCTACTGATATTACTACAAATGGTGATGGTAGTTTTAAGTTTTATTTTAAGACAGAAAATCTTAAGATGATGGATAACGAATATGATGTTGAGATATCATCTAAAAACATTTCACACTTTAGTGGTAAAGGAAAGAATGTTGATTATTGGATTGCGTTAGAGCCAGAGTCTACATATACTGCATAGGAGAAATAATATGCATGAACACATAACAAAAAAAGATTTAGGAAAAAAAGAAACTTATCAAAAATGGAATGGTAAGTTTCTTGATGATAACTCTTTTGACGAAGTAGTCACTGTAAAAGATGAAGATGTAAGAATATACAAACCTTTTAAAACTGTTGATGGTGGGTATGTTCCTTTAGCTGTTGTAGTGACTAATGTGTATCCAGACGACTCTATAAAAGAAATGTTAAAAAGTATTTCAGATGTTTCTGTTATGAGAGCAAACTGTGCTGGGCCAATTATAAAAGAGGAAATGGAAGCAAAAGGTTTAAAAGAGGGTATTGATTATAAACTCAGAACACCAAATTCTTACTTTGTTAAAACAAAATCTGGTGATTGGGGTAGAATTGCATATTGTAATGAAATCAGTTCAGTTATGATTGGATATAAAAGAGGAAGATTTACTGGTAAAATTGATTCCTCTGGTTGGTGTAAAGACAATCCTGAAAAATGGGAAAGATTTAAAGAAATATCAAAATGGAATGAGGTAGCATTTAAAAAAGGAATACCAGAAGTTTATGAACGACAAAAAACATGGATTGAAACATTTGTCAAACCTGAGCATAGACTTGGTATGTTCACCACTTTCTCTGCAAATAGATATCACATTGGACAGTCTAAAGCAATGTCTGCCCATGTTGATAGTGGAGATTTAGACGCAGGGCTTACTACTATGAATTGTTTTAGAGATGGTGATTATGATGGTGCATATCTTTGTTTCCCAAGATATGGTGTTGCCATTGACGCACCAGATAATTCTGTAATTATAGCAGATTCTAATGAGGTTCATGGAGTGACAAGCATCAAAGGTAATGGAACACGATATACAACTACTGCATATTGTGATAACAGATTAGCGACTATGGGTGCAGCTGGTAAATCAGAAAGACTTATAGGAAAGTCTGCATCTAAAGAAGTTGGTAGTTTAGAAGAATTTTTAAAATGAATAATAATGAAACATTTATTCGTATTTATGAAAACGCAATAGACTTAAAGTTTTGTGATGAATTAATTGAAAAGTTTGAATCTAATTCAGAACAGCATGAAAGAGTGAACACTAAAGATGTAAAAAAAGAAGATGATGGTTCATATAGTAGAGGTGGTATGTTGTTTGATGAATTACATTTTTGGAAATACATGAATACATGGAAAGATGAAATTAATCAACTTGCAAACATTTTTACAAAATATGTAAATGAATATAAGCTTGAATTTTCTGATTATGCTTTTCCAAAGAAGCATGGGTTTGAGCCATTTAAAATGAAAAGATATTTACCCAATGGTGAGGACGAGTTTGGGTGGCATGTTGATGTTCGTAGTTTTAAAAATATGAGAAGATTCCTTGCAATGTTTGTTTATTTGTCTGATAATAAAGAGGGTAAAACAGAGTTTAGTTATCAAAAAACAACTACAAATTGTAAAAAAGGTAGCATGGTTATTTTTCCACCAGCGTGGCCATGGCTTCATCGTGGAACAAAACCAATAGAAACACCAAAATATTTTATGGGTACATACTTACATTATGTTGAATAATATAAAAGATTATTATACCTATGTTACAAATCGTGATGAAGAAATGCAGCTTATAGGAATTACTAAAGGTAAATTTCATGGAGTGGTTTATAAGTATGGAAAAGTTTCTTTAGGTGAAGAAAATACAGATGGTAACTTGCCATTGAAGTTTGAATTTGATATACTAGACAATAATTTAATACCTAAAGAAAAATTTGGTGAAGATTGGTCAAATCTTATAGGTGATATTTTAGTTGATATAATTGATGAACAAGGAAAAGAAAATGACAAATCAGACGATAGAGAGAACGACACTAATTCAACTTCTACATAACGAAGATTATGCAAGAAAAGTATTACCATTCATAAAAGAAAATTATTTTGATGTAAGAGAAGAAAGAATTATCTTTGAAGAAATATCTAAGTTTACAGATAAATATAAGAAGATACCTACTCAAACATCACTTGAAATTGAAGTAGGTGAAAGAAAAGATTTAACTGACACTGAGCATGAAAAGATTGTTCAGATTATACAGTCACTCAATCCAACAGATGTTGATTTTGAATGGTTAGTAGATACAACTGAAAAGTTTTGTAAAGATAAGGCAATATACAATGCGATTGTTGAAGGCATTTCTATTATTGATGGAAAAGATAAAAAGAGAACTCCAGATGCTATCCCAGATATACTCACAAATGCATTGGGTGTTTCTTTTGATGATTCTGTCGGGCATGATTATCTTTTGGATTCAGATGACAGATATACCTATTATCATAAAGTAGAAGAAAGAATACCTTTTGATTTAGAATACTTTAATCGTATCACTAAAGGTGGACTTCCAACAAAAACATTAAATGTTGCACTTGCTGGAACTGGTGTTGGTAAATCATTGTTCATGTGTCACATGGCTGCAAACTCTCTATCTCAAGGTAAGAATGTTTTATACATTACACTTGAAATGGCAGAAGAAAGAATTGCAGAAAGAATTGATGCAAACTTAATGAACATTAGTATTGAAGATTTACATCAATTACCAAAGAAAATGTTTGAGGATAAAATTGCAAGAATACGAAAAAATACTGGTGGTAAACTCATAGTTAAAGAGTATCCAACTGCTTCTGCACATTCTGGACACTTTAGAGGATTACTGAAAGAACTTGCAATTAAAAAATCATTTAAGCCAGATATCATATTCATAGATTATCTAAATATTTGTTCATCATCACGATTTAAAGGAAATGCAAATGTCGGTAGTTATTTTTATATTAAAGCAATTGCAGAGGAACTGCGAGGCCTTGCAGTTGAAAACAATGTTCCTATTATGTCGGCTACACAAACCACTCGCTCAGGCTTCAGTTCTACGGATATTGGCCTTGAAGATACTTCGGAAAGTTTTGGGCTACCAGCAACAGCTGATTTTATGTTTGCAATCACTTCTACAGAAGAACTTGATAAAGTCAATCAAATCGCAATAAAACAACTTAAAAATAGGTATAACGATCCAAATTCAAATAAAAGATTTGTCATAGGTGTTGATAGGTCAAAAATGAAACTATATGATGTAGAAAACTCATCAAATGACTTAGTTGATAGTAATCAAGATGATGTTCCAGTATTTGATAAAAGTTCGTTTGGCTCTCGCATGAAAGACTTTTCTGATATAAAAGTTTAATGCCTTGACATATTTAATATTAATGTGTAGAATATCTTACATATTAACATAAACAATTGTAATCTCAGTGAGATAACAATTATACTAAGGGTATCAGTAGATATCCTTGTGCTTAACCAATAGGAGAAATATATGGGTACAAAAAATTATATTGACATTCAACAGAGTCTTAAAGAGGCTCCACCAGAGTTATATTACAAACAATTAGACGATAATGGTAAACCATTATTTCCTGGCACTCATTTTGTAAAACGAGTTTTAATTAATCGTGAAAAAGTTTCATATAAAGAGAGTGAACAGATTCGTGAGCAAGACTCTGGTGAAGATAGAGTTGAAAAACTTAAACCTAGTTTTCGTAACAGGGGTATTATCTATAACAAGATTCCTCCAGCAGTTAAAGTTGATCCAGAAGATAATAAACGCTTTAGTGGCTTGTCAGGTTTTGGTAGAGATGCTGTATTTGAAGATTTAAAATACGATACATGGGTATATGACATCGTGCGATTTGATGATAAACTTTCAGAGGAAATCTTTAAGATTAATACTAATGAAACTGATGAGTTTGTGCCCTCTACACCTAACACTAAAAACACTTATATTAAAAGTGTGATTAATTCTATTGACAATAAAGTAATAGGGGGAGAAGATAGTGACATTTTGAAATTTCTCAAAGAAATTTGTCGTCATCATCCAGATTGGCACAAACCAATCTTGGATACTATTCGTAAAGAACACATCTCACGCTGGCCAACAATGAAAGCGTGGAGTACAAGCAAGGCAAAAAAATTTGCAATAGCAAACAATTTACCATATCAAGGTGATAAGAACAAAAATGTAGAGGGGCTAGGTTATGTAAGAAAGATTAGCCAAATTAAAAGTGTCTTTTGGGATGCAATGGTTACATCTACAAAGTATGGTATGAAAAAGGTAAAACTTTGGACATGGATTGATAATCCAAAACCATCAACTCTTGCAAAAGAAAGACAGGATATAAGAGATGATATCAAAAAACTTGAAGAAAATTTTCAACTATGGGTAGCTAATTATGTTGATATGGATATTGATGAAGTAAGAGAGAGAGGAAAGAATCGTTTCCCACTTGAACTTGCTGGTTTCCTACCACAAGATGTTGAAAAATCAGTAGAGAACAATGGTAATCCTAAAGAGGAAGGCATTGTTCAGTAATAAATACATTACAATCAGCTGTAAAAAGGGGGGGTTATGCCCCCTTTTTTTTATTTTATAAATATAAGATTAAACATATGGGAGCATTGAATGAGAAAGTTTGTAAGACAACTTACACGACCAAAGAAAGAATCATATACTTCACCATTAAATAAAATTCAGTCATTTACTGAAGCTTATGATATAATTCCAAAATCTACACAAGAGATTGATGAATTAGATACTCCACATAATAAAGAAAACCTAAAAGGTCTTTTTAGTGATATTGTAAAAAAATCTGGTGTTAATGATCCTATTGCAATATCAAAAAATCCAAAAGAAAGTGGAGTTAAAATCATGCGTTCAGTCGCAGATGATTTTAATTTACCATCTTTATCTAAAAAATATAATTTAAAAATTGCAGCTGGTAATGGTTCAAGAGGTGGAGGGGGATCTAAAAGTAAAGGATTTGGTTTTGAAGGGCAAGTTACTCAAGATATTGAAACTTACATAGCAGAGGGTGAAGATTCTCCAAATTTTAAATATCCAGAATTTATGAAAGAGTTGCACGATGACATACTCTCAAAACACGAAGTTATTCAAGTAATACCAGAGGGTGGTGCGAACACTAGAAGGCCTTTAGTTTTTACAGATATTGGTGCGTTAATTAAAGGTAGAGAACTACAAATAGGAAGATATATAACAGATGTGACAGTTCTTGGAGATGGTAAACCTTATTTCCTTTCACTTAAGTATGGTGGAACTGTTACATTTTTCAATGCTGGGGTTGCAACTATTTTCACAGAAGATCAGTTTAAAGCTGGTAAATTTAAAGATAAAAGAGCAAAACAAATTCTTGGTATGTTTGGTATTGAAGAAAAAAGGTTTATAGAAATTTTTGAGGGATATGATAAAAAAACTGCATCTAGGAAATCACCAAAAATAATTGTTGATGTAACTAGAAAAGTTAATATGAGAGCTTTACTACAAATACTTGTTACTGGAATAGGATATGGTTATCACATGGTTCACAAAAAAGGTAAAAAAATTGAATATTATGAGATGACTAGAAGAAGAATGATGGATTCTGCAAAAGTTAAAAGTGTAAAAGTTTTATATCCAAAGCCAGGCTCTGCAAAAAGAATAGATATAGAAATCATAACTAAACTTTATATTTTTAAAGTTAACATTAGAAATAAACAAGGTGGTTTGTATCCATCACATATTATGTGTGATTATAGACCAAATCCGAGTGCAACATGATTACATTCACAGAATTACTTACAGAGCAAGCTGGTAAAAATCTTCACCTAGAGCATATAGAAGATGAGATACTAAATTTTGGAGTGCCAGGTGGTAGAGGTGCAATTAACTTTTTGCGTTCACTTCGTGATATGCTAGCTGGTGCAAGTCGTACTTCAGTAAACATGACAGTCAA